CGCCCTCCTCGGCATCAAAGAACACGACGAAATACTCCATTATATCATCCTCTTTAAGATACCACTGCTTAACTTCAAAATTATTGGGAAACCACTTCGCCAACAAGGCCTTTCTATTAAACTCGGGATACGGATGACCGAGCATTTCATTCTCCGCAACGGCATCCATCTCGGGCTTGATGACCCACACCTTGGGAGCATTCTCAACGGCACTGGATTTGGCTTGAAAGATTTTATCGGCAAGACTGGACATTTTAATATTATTTACGAATTGATTTTGAAATGAAATTAATTTCACTTTTTTTTTCAATTTTGGAAACTTGGATTTTAATACTTTAAAGAATTATTAAATTGATTATTTTATACAAACTTTTTACGGCTTGAAAATAATTTCAATTTTTTTTATTACTTATAAAATATAAAATAAATGCGATTTAAGATAACGATTTTGGAAAATTAAGATTATATCTTGATTTTATTTAATTAATAATATATCTTCTTGAAAATAAATATCAATTCAATTTTTTTTGAAATACTAATTAAATTGAAATCACTAAAAATCTATAACTTTTTTGGAGGCTTGGGAACTTGAACTTAACTTGGCTTAACTTAATATTGGATTTAGATTATATCACTTGGCTTTTAGCAGAATAAATATTTCAATTTTTCAGATTGAGATATTTATATTTTAAATTATTTGACTTTCGGACTTGGATAAAATAGGTGTTCAATTTTATAAGGAATTGTTACACTAATTTTATTGGAGGCTTTGAATATGATTATTTTGATTTTATATCTTCTACAAAAAAGCAAAAAAAGAGTTCAATTTTACGTTTTTTTACTTTTTTTTGGAATGAAAAAAGGGGATATACTTACATCTTGGAAAGCCCTTTTTTTCAGATTATATTAAATTATACGAAATATACAAATATACAAATATACAACATCAAACAACTATACAAATATAAATCTTATCTTAACAGCCGAGAGCCTTCATCGCCATCTTCACCTGATTAGCACGCTTGGCCTTTTCTATTTTTACCTGCTTGGCCAAGGCTTCCTTCTGCTTCTTGGCTCGGCCTTTCTCGGCCTCGGCCTCAAACTTCTCCCTTTCCTTATCGGCCTTCTTCTTTTCGGCATTGGCTCGGCGGGTCGCCAAGGCTTGCTCTTGTTTGGCCGTCAAGGGCTTCTTGGGCTTTTCGGGGGCGGGCATCATCAGGACTTCGGCCAAGGCCTCGGCTCTGGCTCTGATGTCCTCGGCTTCGGCCTTCAGATATTGAACTTTTCTGATATGATTACGACACCAACCGCCTATACCGCCTCTGCTACACCGAGTGAATAGACTTTTAATTTCATCTTCCTCTTCACTATCACTGCTATCACTATCAATATCAATAACTCTTTTACCACTACAATAGGCCTCACTCATCAACCAAGACGCCCTACTGGTGTCCAAACCAACCTCCATTAACTTTTTCATACCACCATCAATACCTTCATTATCTACATATACAACTCTCTTATTTGGCCTATCAACGATAACTATACCTTCTGGGCGATTGGATAACATCTCTAACGCCTTATCTTTCTCTTCTTGAGATTTATAGGATATTTGAAAACTTTTGGACGACATTTTAAGATTAGATTTACTTTGATTATTGCTTGAGGCTTTTGATTTAATAATTTATAATTTAAAACTATAAAATAATTAGTGTTTCAATTTTTTTTTGAACATATAGTAAATCTATAAGTAAATTGAAATCACCAAAAAATATCTCACTTTTTGTATTAAATCTTTCAACTTAAAAAAAAAATTACTTAACTTCACGCACCAGATTAATTCCAAATAAAATCAAACACTTCTTCAGTTCAAGCAGACTATAGTCTTTATAATTCGGTCGTTCAATCCGTCCAATATCGTCGTAGTATTTATCCAAGAAAGGAATAATATCCTCACGCTTCAGTTTATCAAACACCTCTTTATTCATACATTATATAAATATTTGTTCCAAACCCTACTAAACGCATTATTGATAGAAATTAAACATTTGCTGTAGTTCAACAATATTATCCGTCAAGTCCGTAGAGTTGCCCCAAAGCAAGATAGCACTAAATAAGGCTGGCGACGGAATAGCGTTTTCAATACGCTCACGCTCTATCGGATTTGCTAAATGTCTTTTCAAGTAATTCGCACGCTTCACCTTGTTGCCCTCATCAATATACGTATTCGCTGAAGTAGCACCGAAATCCCAGTGTCGTTGTTTCCCATCTATATTTAAAACAATACGGAAACGTTTGCTGTCCTTCGGCGATTTAGTCAATTCAACAATCTCTATCATTTTAATATATCGGTATATAAAAATGGAGTTTGAAACGAAGCAACCAAATCAGATTAATAATCAAATATCGTCGGCAATTAATCAATTTGCTGTAAAGGGAAAATGGAAGATGATTGGTTCCAACTTACTACGCTCTACTCAATACGGGAGCGACTACGATATAGAAACAATGATTAAAAATCAGCCCGCCAAGACCATCGCCAACCACATTCAAGACGCCTACGAAAAAGCCAAGAAAAATCCCGACTACTGGATTACGGACTTTAAATGCGGACTTTGCCCTCATCTGTTTTACGACGGCGATTATAGCCCTACATCGGTGAAGGAGTATCTCACCAATCCGCTTATAAAACCGAAAGACAGAAGGCGTATCCAAGCGTTGAAAGGTGAAGCCCAGATGGATGCGATAAGAGAATTATTTATCTTGAGATGGACAGCAAAAGATGTAAAGGCGGGAAAAGTGCCGATGAAACACGGCGGTTATAGAACACTGGAAGAATGTTTGATGGATAAGACCATTACCAAGATAGATTTAATTACAAAAGTGGGAAACCAGTTCGCCGAAATATCGGAAAACTATTACATCACCATCGGAGGTAAAAGCAACACCGCCCCGACAAGCGAAGAACAAATAAAAAAAGATTTGGAAGCCGACATCCATTATTATTCCAAGAAGGATAGTTTCAAAGCACTCAAACGTTTGTTTTCACTCCTACAGATTGAAGGCAGAATAAAGCACTCCAAGCAACTTAAATCACTCATCGCATTCTTTAATGGTCAGGTCGGACAACTTAACAAGGTAAGGGCTGAACTGGATATTTTAGCGAAAGTAATTGAAAGTGATTTTAAAAAAGTGAAGTGGGAAGACGTCCAAGCGAACCTACAATACATCAAAGAGCAAATAAGCAAGATATACGAGATACCGCTGACGGACAAGTTGTTTGAAGAGATAAATAAAATAACGGCATCTACAGCACTGAAAGAAGTGATGGCGTTGAAAGAGTATTTCGCCGAAAAAATAAACAACCAATCCAAAGAGTTTTTAAGATTAAATATTTAAAAAAATATAATCTATTATTATAAACGATGTCTGCGAGCAAAGGATTTAATTTTGAAGAAGCGGGAGAGTTAGTCGCCCTTTTAGAAAACACCGAGGAGAAAGATAAGAAGAAGTGGAAGCAACTTTTCATTAACGACGGCAGAGAAGCGTGTGCGAATGTATTCAAGGAAATCAAACTGAAAGATAAACCGAACTTACATTTCCAAGTAGTCCCGAATAAAAAGACCGAGAGAATTATCCGATACGTAACGGGAGCTTCGGGTAGTGGTAAATCATACTGGACGAAAGAGTATGCGGACGAGTATCACCGATTGTATCCAAAGAGGGAAATCTACATTCTTTCATCCATCAAAGAGGATAAGACGCTGGATAAAATCAAAGACCTACACCGCATCAAACTGGACAGCCAAGAGTTCTTAACCGAAACATTAACAGCAGAAGATTTTAAAGATAGTTTGGTGATTTTTGATGATACGGATTGCTTGGTAAATAAGGCTCAAAAGTTGAAGGTGGATGCGATTCTGAACTCGGTGTTGGAAACGGGTCGCCACTTTAATACAGAGGTGGTCTATACATCACACTTGGCCTGCGACGGCAAGGCAACCAGACGCATTTTAAACGAGTGTAAATCTGTAACCATTTTCCCATCTGGGCTCGGTGGTAAGAGTATTAAATACTTATTGGATAATTATTTTGGTTTAGACAAAGACCAAATCAAAAAAATCAAGAAATTAAATAGTCGTTGGGTCACCATCCAAAAGGGTTTTCCGATGCTTATAATGAGCGACAAGGAATGTTTTGTTTTGAACACCGACGATGACGAATAAAATATACAACCATTATATAAATGTCCGTCAAAAACCAACTTGGCTACCAATCATTTCCTTTACCAATTGGAGCAATTGTCCCTTGGATTTTTGAAAATCCTGCCCAACCAATCCCGCAGATACCACCAACGTGGAGGAGGTGTAACGGAGCGTATTTAGACAGGGCAACATACCCGCAATTATTTGAAGCCCTCGGCACGTTATACGGCACCACTACACCAACCAATTTCCGCCTTCCGAACTTGGTTCAACTTCCAAATCAGGTATATCCATACGTAAAAGGGACTGCTGTAAATGCTGGAACCACTGGAGGAGGAGCCATTATCACACCGACGACCCTCCACGACTACAACATCCCCGACCTTCCCGATGCTAACTTTAGCGACCCCGTTGGAGCCACGATGGCCAATCACATCACATCAAACAACGGCTGGTTAAGAACCAACGGCACCAGCACTAATACGCAAGGTCTGAACACCAATTTAATTGGTTCTGGAGCCAACACCTACAACACCGCAACAGCAACATTAGACAGCATTGATGTAGCCTACGTAAATCAATTCCCCACACCCTTAACAATCAACATTACCTCTTCATCAATAGAATACCCGTCCCAGTCGTCTATTCACTTGATTAAGGCGTATTACGAGGAGCCCGTTGTTGTTCCGCCAAATATATACGTCCAGTCGCCTTCAAACAATCCCTTTCCTCCGAATATCACCGACCCTGTCCGCCAAATCAGTGGATTTTTAATTTAAAAAATATACGTCCATTATATAAATGTCTGTTCAAAACTCATCTGGCTACGCATCCGCTTTTCCTTTACCAGTAGGAACAACACTACCTTTCGCTGGCGTTGTATTACCGACTGATTGGCTTTGGTGCGACGCTTCACCAATAAATCAAGCATTATACCCAGACTTATACCAACAAACGTCCCCATTTCACGATACGCCGAGTTATAATGTTGGGCGATTTTGTATGGCTGGAAATAGTTCAGCAACCATTTTCGTCAATCCTGTAGCGTCGGTTGATTACTCAATAACCCTTGATGCCGAAAACATCCCATCGCTACCGATGACCTACGTCAGTTCTGCTTGGACTGCTCAACTCACTAACAATGGTATGACCAACGGAGATGAAAAAAATACCAACGATGATAACGGAAGCAAACTTGAGTATTATAACGACCCTTCCAATCATACCTCAAACGCCGTAACATTTGATGCTTTGGCTGGATGGGGCGTATCGTATAACGGCACCAACACCCCAATAGTAGGAACAACTCCTCCACTTATAACTCAAGTATTACCAAACATTGCGATAAAATGGATTGTAAAGGCGAGATAAAATATACAACCATTATATAAATGTCCGTAGAAAACACATCAGGTTACCAAGGCTTTCCAATTCCAGTCGGATGTCTATTCCCATTTGCTGGAATAGCAACAAAAATAGACCCAACTCAATTTCAACTCTGCGATGGAGCGTCATTACTTCGCTCCGAATGGCCTGAATTATTTAGCGTCATTGGAACTATTTACGGGGCGGTAGATGGCCTTCATTTCAACCTTCCCGACACCATTGCCCGCTACATTAAAGGCACCAACGTAAATGCGAATGTGACCCAAGCAGGCGGAACAGGCGGTGCTTCATTTGCTGTTACTATTACGGAGCCAAATATGCCCGACCTGCCCGAGTTTAACACCACTATTGCTGGTGTAGGTATAGAGTTTCAGAACCCAGTCGCAACGATTACGGGAAATCATCAATACTTACAAGGCAATACACCTACAGACCAAGGCTCAAATCCACCCGTAGGTCTGTCTTGGAGTGTATATAACGCAGGCGGAATATTAATGACCGACATCAACGTCAATTATACACCAAATAGTTTGAATATGAATTACACCGCTGTCCCGCCCGAGATACCAGTAGATGTTTTCTTGGATAGTTTAGAGCCAGTCCATTTCAATATGACCTATTACATTAAGGCTCGTTATTAGTTTGATTGGCCACCGAAAAATATAACAATATAGTATAAATGTCGCAGTTAAACGTCGTCAAAAACCAATCTTCAGCAGACCAGATATACTTTGATGTAACTATTACAAACTTTCAAAGCACGACGACCATTCCCCCGTTGTTTTACTACAACGACCAGAGAACGATGCCCTTCGTCAGTTGCCCAGAAGATTATTATTTGAGTATCCTCCGCTTTACTTTAGAAACAGGAACGTTGCCCGTCTTCATCCCCACTATACAGCCGAATCAAGCAAATAGGAACTTAACCATCTACTCGGTCACGCTGGAATACGAGTATCTCGCAGTCAAATATATAGCCCAAGAGTTCATTCAGTGGTCGCCCCAAGATAAGTCAGCGGAAATACCTCCGCCACCAAACGCCACCGCATCTGGAATACAGGTTAATACTACAGGTTATTACAATTGTTATTCATACACTTGGTTTTTGGCTTTAGTCGCCCAAGCCTTTCAAACTGCCTTCGCCAGTTTAGACGCCCAAGTGACGGGTGCTGGAGGAGTGTTGCCTACAACAGAACCTCCCTACATCAACTGGGACACTACGTCGGCATCGGCTACCCTATACGCTGACGTCCTCGGATACGACCAGAATCCGAATATTTTGATAGAGCAAATCGGCATTTATATGAACGCCCCATTATTCAACTTATTCAATTCCTTCCCGTCAATCTATTTAGGGTATGTTCAAGTCCTCAACGGCAAGAACTTTCAGATAATAGTAATCAATATTGGAAGCACCAATTTACAAGTGGTTACGCCAGCCAACGGCGACCCTGTTTGGACGGCCATTACGACTTTTCAAGAATATTCAACAATAGCCCAATGGACGCCGATTACAGCAATGGTCTTTACGTCCAATACGCTACCCATTCAGCCAAATCAAGTTTCAACCCCGCTGGTTTATAATAACGGCTCCCAATTACAATTCGGAGGCAACAATTCAGATATAGCGAATATTATTACAGATTTGGTCAGCACCGACGGCCAATACCGCCCCAATTTAGTATATTTGCCCCAAGCCCAGTATCGGTATATTACCCTTTACGGCAACCGCCCCCTATTTAATTTGGATTTACAAATATTTTATCGTTTAAAAACTGGAGAACTCGTTCCTTTTAGAATAGGTTCGGGAGAAAGCGTCACTATCAAGATTGCCTTCATTAAGAAAGGTAGCGTCACCGCCGACCAGTCTTCCAAATAATTTTATTTAGCCAATTAGTTCAAATCTTATAAATTATAATGTTCTTATATTTTATAAATGTCCGACTTCAAGACCATCCTCGTCAAAGACAGCGTTATTGGTGATATAACCTCCGATATTGACTTCGCCGTCAAATCTGGTGCTTCCCAAGCCACCTATCAGCGTTTCCCTTCCACGTCGTCCTCCAACTCGGCTGTTATCTTCAACATCCAAGTCCCCGCCGAGAACGTCGTTATTGGAAGAGATATAATGATTAATACGGGTCTAACATTTAGACTATTCATTGGTTCCCAGACTGATGCGACCAAGCAAGTTCCTATTGGACAAGAAGCCCTTGCCTACGGAGTGACCGATGCCCTCCACTGCTTCCCCTTCAATTCCCTCTTGACTACCGCCACTGCCCAGATTAACAACACCACCTGCTCCATCAATTTACAAGATGTCCTCCCTTCCCTCCTTCGTTTGAACGACAGCAGGGAACTTTATAGATACAATTCCACCACACCCTCTTTGCCCGACCAAGCCTACGGAATGTATGCGGGTGGCGTCGGTGCTAACAACAATCCTTTAGCCAGTTATTCCAACGCTTCCTACGATATTGACCAAGTCCCCAGAGGTGCCCAGCCCGTTACTATTGCCGTTCAGCATTTCATCGCTGGTGTCTTCACTGATGCCGACCTTACCTCCACTGCCGTCACCGACACTTGGATTGTAACCATTAGCACCATCGTTGCTGAACCCTTGTTCCTTTCTCCCTTCATCTTCGGCGACCCCGAGTTTAACAACCAAGGTCTGCTCGGTATTAACAATATGACCTTCACCTTGAACGTTGATGGTGCCTGTAAGCGTCTTTGGTCTTCGGCCAATCCTTGGATTACCAGTATCCAACTCGGAACCCTTGCTAACCCCAACGGCTTCACTTCCGCTCAAATCGGCGTGACCCAGTCCCCTGCTACTCCCACGATGTTGTTTAAGTTCCTCTCCACCCAGCCATCTGACCTTGTCCAGACCAAAAATATTGTCCCCTATATGGATTTCCCCCGTTATTTGACCTCCAGTGCGAATAACCCCACCATTGCTCCTGCCCAGACCCTTACGCTCACATCTTCCAATTTACAAATCAATCAAATCCCTGACTTGTTCTTGATTTCCGTTAGATTTCCGATGAGTGCCCAGACATCTTTTAACACCGATAGTTTCTTGACCATTAACAATATTAGCGTCAATCTTAATAACCAGTCTGGTCTGTTGTCGTCTGCGACCCAGTATGACCTCTGGCGAATGGGTGTTAGAAACGGCTCTACCCAGTCGTTTGCCGAGTATAGAGGCCAGTCTGAAGCGATTATCGGCGGTGTCGCCACCATTGTCCCCACTACGGGTTCTTTGTTGGTGATTAACCCTGCTTACGACTTGTCGCTCCCCGATTACATCTCTTGCGGTTCTTTAGGTAATTACAATTTCCAAATCCAGTTGAACGTTACCAATCAGTTGCCTTTGACTTTCCAGCCCGAGATTGTCGTCATCTGCGTAAATAGTGGTATCTTCACTACCCAGCAAGGTGTGTCCGCTGTCTATACTGGTATCCTTACCAAGGAGATGGTGTTGTCCGCCAAGTCTTCTGGTCAGGCTTCAGCGATGACTTCCAAGGAGGTCAGCCGAATGGTTGGAGGCAGAATGTTGGATATGAACGCCATTGCTGTAGGTAGAATGCGAGGTCGCCACGGGATGCGTCCGATGGGTGTAGGAGGCCATTCAAGCGGAGGCCATATGGCTGGTGCTTTGGCTGGTGCGTCCAGTGGTGGGCGATTGAAGAAAATGTGTTAAATGTATGAAGCGAATGTAGGAGTGTAGTTAGTGTAGGATATTTCACTCAAACTCCTATAGAAAAAAGTCCAAAAATAATTTCCCACTCCAAAAAAAAAAGTTTCAAATTGATTTAGACCCTTCATATCCTACATATCCTACATTTCCTACATCATTTTAAAATCCTATAATTATTAAAAAATAATATTAATGATTATATATACAGATGCCCCAGACTAACATCGCATACGACAATCCTTACAATAAGGGAATTGTAGCAACTTTAAGGGAATTAGACGAAAAGCAGTGGGAGAAAGCATATCCGTCCAGAACCCCAACACCGATGGGACAAAGGATGGGTATGTATCACGGCGATTTAACAGGAGAAACCAATTTTCATATGATTGGCGGAGGAAGTCATCCGATGAGATACAATCCTTCGGGAAACTCTTCGGCATACCCACCGCTATCTCTGTCGGCGGGTTTAGCCGTTTCATCAGGTGGTGCTTACTCGTCGCTCGCAGGAATAGATGGAGCCATTAGTGGTCACCCAGCAGAAGGCGGAGCATACAGCGGAGGTAAATACTCCGCCAAGAAGTTCTTTAGAGATGTCGGAAGAACAGCCAAGAAGGTCGGAAAGGTCGCCTATAGTGGTCTTAAAGCCGTCGCCAAAAATAAAGAAGTCCAAGCCGTAGGTAAGGAACTTTTGAAAGAGGGCGTCAAACAAGGAACCAAAGCGTTGATAGAATACGCATCATCGGGAGCAGGACGCAAAGGTCGCAAGAAGGCATCCATCCCGCTGTCGGAAGAAGTAGAGGCCGTAGGAGGCAAATACTCGGTCGGTAAGTTTTTCAAAGATGTAGGCAAAGTTGGAAAGAAAATCGTAAAGAACCCCATCGTAAAACAAGTGGGTAAAGAATTGCTGAAGGAAGGTTTAAAGCAAGGCACCAAAGCACTTATCACCTACGCTTCTGGTGCGGGAGGCAGAGCGAAGCGTGCCGAGATAGTGAAGAAAGTGATGGCCGAAAAAGGCCTCAAGATGATAGAAGCGTCCAAATACGTTAAACAGCACGGCCTCTATTAAATAATATCGTATTATACTATAAATGCCCAGTTTTTTAAAGCAGAATGACCCATCGTTAAGCACACTCAACGTAGTGAAGCGTAAGGTGGTTAAGAAATTAAAAGAACAATACCGCATCGCACCAGACGATATAGTAGCACCAGCAGGAGCCGATGGTGAGGCACCAGTGGGAAATCCTACTCCTCGTATAGGAAAACCAGTAAGCGGATTGGCCTCACTTTTAGACGAGATGGAAACATTGGTAGCCGAGCAAGTGATAACGTCTATTCAGATTACAGACGGAGCCCTTATAGCATTAGACGCAGACAGGTATCTCCCAAAACCCACCGATATAATAAAAGATTTAGCGGGTAATAGTAGTTTGCTTGTAAATATGGTTAAGAAAGGAGCAAAAATATTGGCCTCGGCCAGTTACGATTTTAAAGGTAAATTAACGGAACCCGAATTAGACGCCAGTATATCGGCTTTAAACGATTTTTCCGCTTATATGCGAAGATACGACAACGAAGTAAGAGGAAGACTGATGAGAACGCTCCAAACAAATCTTTCTGCCGACGAAAGAGTAGAAGTATTAGAACTATTAAACGCTCTTAATACAGCAAACAGCAGATGGATAATACCGCTGATAGGGCTACACCGAGATTTAGTGAAAGCACTATTGGTAGCAAAGAAGAGCCCAGCGATGCGAGGCGGGAGGATGCTTGGTGCTGACGGACACGGCATTCGCCACGTTGAGAATGTTTTCGGAGGTGCTTTAGTCCAATCCTACCAGAGCCCACCAAGTGGCGACAGAGAATTATTATCTTGCGGATATGTAAGCAGAGAGCCGTTGGTTCCGTTAATTCAATCATACGCTCCTCGCAATACAATGGATTTAAGAGGCCTCCCAAGATATTTAATGTAATAATATAGTAGATGCCCGTAGTGTTAGACGAACAATTATATCAAAAAATAAAAAAAGAAGCCGACAGCAAATATGATAAACCCAGTGCTTATAAGTCTGGGTGGATAGTTAAGACGTATAAAGAGCGAGGTGGTAAATACGGCGACGACGGCAAGACCAGACCTCTGAAACGTTGGTTCAAAGAAAAGTGGGACGACTACGCAGGTTTAGACTATCCAGTCTATAGACCGACCAAACGCATTTCAAAAGATACCCCACTGACGACAGCAGAGATAGAGCCAGCCGATTTATTACAGCAAGCATTAAAAAAACAAAAAATAAAAGGAAAGAAAAATCTCCAGCCATTTCAAATGAAAGGCGGGAAATTAGCAGTCGGAGATTTAAAGAACTTATTAAACGCATCTTACGAGAAGACCCCGCAAGATGTAGGAGATTGGAAAGTAGATAAATCTTTGAGCGGACAGCGTGTTCAAGTCTATCAAAATGATAAGACTGGGCAAGTGGTCGTAGCACATCGGGGGTCGGCCTCCTTACAAGATTTCGGGAACGACATCAAATACGTTTTTGGGTCAGATTTAAAAGATACCAAACGATACAAGCACTCGGAGAAGATACAGAAAGAAGCAGAGGCAAAATACGGAGCGGATAAGGTTACAACAATCGGGCACTCATTGGGCTCGCTGTTAGACCAAGTAGGGAAGGATAGCCACGAGATAATATCATTAAATAAGCCAATCGGATTACAAGATTTAAAAAAACAGGACAATCCAAAGGAAACAGAAATTAGAACAACTCGTGACCCTGTATCTATACTAACGCCCGCAAGTAATGCTTCCAATGTAATAACTATACCGAGCACATCGTGGAACCCATTAACGGAACATTCGCCCGACGTATTAGACCGACTACCAGCAGACCAGATGGTGGGGAGGGGACACGTGAAACGTTTAAGCAAGAAGCACCTCAAAGATATTTTAAAAAAAGCAAAGATACGGGTAGGCAAGAAGCCAAAGTCCCAATTAATAGACGAAGTATGCTTTGCGTGCCGAATACATTAGATTATTTCATATTAGATTATAAAATGTAATATAAAATACCGATAAATTAGATTATTTCATATAAAATTAGATTACAATATGATATAATTTTAAAATTATATCAAGTAATAATCAAAATTATCGCTTAAATACGATTTCACGTAATAATCTATATGGATATATTAGATTATTTCACGAAATATCAATGCCCGCATCAGGGGGAATGGAGGGAAGCCTATTTAGAATCACGTCGGGTCAGAGGGCAGACCAAACAACGAGCGGAGAAGGCTCGGTGGAAGGAAGCAACTGGCTGGGCACCGAAGATACGAAAAAAAAGGGTCAGGCAAGTGCCCTCCCTTTATTTTTTTGGAATTAATTAAACAACATTATACAAAACATACAACAATACAATTATATACTGGAGCACTCCAAGCACGCCCAATCATCACCTTCCTCTCCGATGAACTTTCCTTCAAATCCGCATTCGTAGCAGACTCCATTTACTTCCTTCTCACCTTCTTCCAAAATGCTGGGGACTTCGCACTCCTGCTCCTTCTTCAACTCCTCAAGCATATAGAACATATCGCAGGAATGATTACGAGGATAGACCGCATCAAGGAATGGCTCACCATCAATATATACATACAACGATAGATGCTCCTTACCGAACTTCCAGAACACTCGCAGGGTGCTGGATAAATCAGGATACTTGGCCAACTCCTTAACCTTATTATAAACAACTTCACCTCCGAATACCTCCAAGAGATGGCTATTACTTACCTCGGCTTCAAAATCCTCATCGGGCTCGGCGACGCAGACTGGGCAATCGCAACTACTATTCTCGGCAATGATTTCATCCTCCGCTTCGGCTTCGGCTTTCATCTGCTTGATTATCTCTATCTCTTCAGAGATGGCCTCTGCCTTGGCGATGGCTTTTTCCAACTTGATATTTTCCCACTTGGCGAGGGCTTCTTCTCGGGAACTGGACGAATGAACGATGGCCTCGCACTCGGCGATACGCACCTTATACTTCTCTTTACAAGAGGAGCAATAGAGGACATCATCTTGGATATCTTCCCAAGGGCTTTCGTCGGTGGGGTCACCGCACATCTCGCACTTCTCCATCTGCTCAAAGCAATCTTCGCAGACGGGCACCTCATCGCCATCTATATCGGCTTGATATTCGGAGGAGCAGAGGCAATCGCAATTCACGCATTCCTCATCATATTCCCCGTCGTAACAATCGGGGCAATACGCATTATCATTATTTCTATCGCATTCAAACTCTATCTTCTCGGCTTCCTCGGGGAAGAACTCGCAACCGCAAGCCTCGGCAACGAACTTGAAGACGGGCTTCTTCTTATACACCTCATCTCCGCATTCATCATCTACTATCTTGCCGAACTCTACTTGATAGCAGGACTTACTTTCTTCATCAGACATCTTCTCTATCTCTTGCTCAACGAAGAACTGGATATCATCAGGACTATATTCATCAAACTTCTCTTTGGACATCATCTTCTTTGGGACAATCTCAAGGAGCATATTATAGAATTGCCTCTTCCTTCTATACTCGGGCTGAAGTCTGACGACTTTCTTTTGGACGATTTGATTTTGGGCAGACATTTTCAATGATTGGATTTTATTATTATACAATAATTTAACTTCGGGATTTTCAAATCAATTTTTTTTAGAATTGATTTTATAAAATAAATAACTTTTGGATTTAATGCTTTTAGATTATTCAACAATAAAGATTTCAATTTTTTGGATTTGGCTAAATATTATTTTGGATTATATGCTTATCTGAAAAAAGCAAAAAAAAAGTTCAATTTTACGTTTTTTTCATTTTTATTTAAAAATAAAAATGAAATGATTTTCTGGGTTAAGTTGAAATGTATATAATTAAGATGAGTGATAACGAAGAATGCCCAAGCAAATCATATTACGATACCGAAAAAACTTTGAATGATGAGGCTCTCCACGCCAGTATTTGTTGGGATAATGCGATGGGTGATTTTACCAACCTGCCTTGTTACTACGTTTATAGAAATATTTATACCCAGTTGGGTAGTAGAAAATTATCCAAGTCAGAAATGGATTTGCTGGGTGAGATTTATTCAAGGAGCGGTCGCATCAGTAGCAACCCTTTTGTTTTCCGCTTGCTTCCCAAGTTCCAGCCAGCGGATGTAGTCCCTTGATTTCTCCAAATCAAATAATGTGCCCAGCGTTTCCCTTGCTATACGCAGAGCGATTAAGTCCATTTCGTTAAGTTGAGCGATGTATGCGTCCATTTTGTTTATTGTTATTTATTTATTTTTTTAAAAGTTTTCAGTTTTTCACGCTACATATTTCGCTACGACGTAGTCCGAGTTGCCTCCCATCTCCGCCTTGAACTTACCGATTAAGTCTTGGAATTGGCGTGGCGTGGTGTAACCCATCTTATACGTTTCAATCCTCATCACGCACCATCGCCCGCAAGTCTGTATCTTGGAACCCAGTTTTTGTAATTTTTTATTGTTCCAAACAACGCTAAATCCTTCCTGCTCTGCTATATCCATCAAGCGGGTCATCTCATTCGTATTCTGTCCCAAGATTACCCTCGCCATTCGGGTTATAAACTTCCAATCAGTGTCCCACTTGGCTCCGTATGAGTTGAAATATTCTATCGTCTTATCTGCTGTCCGCATCACCAACACCCAGTGCCCCGAGTTGAATCGGTCTTCTATCAATATTATTCTAAAGTCCCCCACCTTCGGCAACAACTCTTGTATCCTGTTATAATTCTTCAAGTCGCTGTATTTGATTATATCCTCCTTGTCTATCCCCGTATGCTTCTTCAAGTCGCCATCCGACAACGGGGTTTCTAAACGTTCCTTAATTTTCTGTTCTTCGGACATTGCTGTATAATATAGATTATTATTTAATTTTTAATTAATAATCCAATTAATTCAAATAAGTATTTAAGCATTATTTTAATATAAAGAAAATGTCCGCTAATTGTATAAGAATGGTTCATTACGAAAATGATTATAAATGGGGAAGAGAGCAAGAGAATAAATGTTTTCCAATTGTTGCCGAGTTTTTTGGCCGAAATATTGTTCAGTCCGTTAGCCAATACGATAAGTGGGATGGTCGCTGTTCGGTGGCGAATTACGAGTTGAAGAGCCGACATATTGCGTCCGATACTCACGAGAGCTGTATGATTTCTTTTAACAAATGCGGAGCAGAGGAGGGCAAACAGACCATCTTGCTGTTCAACTATACCGATGGCCTCTACTACGTTGAGTATAACGACGAGGTCTTTAACAACAGCAAAAATGAGATTTTCTGTAGGGACGATATTGCGGGTGCCGAGAAGATGACCCTCTACATCCCAAGGAGGTTTTTACAGGTCATTAAGATGTGGCCAAAGGAGATGCCCGCTATATTCAAGCACCTTCAGGCTCGCCGATGTCTGATTGATGTGTCGGCGATGTAGGATATGTATGTAGGAATGTAGGAAATGTAGGAAAAACAGGTCAAACTCCT